CCGGCCTCGAGCCCGAGATCACGGCTCAGGAGACCGGCCATGAAGGAGGAACGAATCATGAGTGAAAAACTACCAAGCAAATATCAGGTCGGTGATGCAGTATGGCATGCACGATGCTCCTGGTTGCCGGTCGAGAAGTCCTGCCCTATCTGCTACGGAAACCGAGAGGTGAAGCTCACCCTCGGCAACGGAGACGAGATGATTCTCCCGTGCAACTTTTGTACTCGTGGATTCGAACCCCCGACCGGCACCGTCAAAGAATATGAGTATGTCGTCGACCCGGAACCAGTCGCCATCACCGGGATAGAACTCCGAGTCAACGGAGGCAGCATACAGGCCCACTACCGGAGCGGCCCGTTCGGATACGACGAGGAACGGCTCTTCGAGAGCAAAGAAGCTGCCGCCCTGAAAGGGCAGGAACTCAAAGCAGAGTTAGAGGAAGACCAAAGGACAAAGGCAGAATACCTCAAGAAGGACAAGGCCAAGAGCTTTTCCTGGAATGCCGGATATCACCTGAGAGCCGCCAAGCAGGACAGGAAAAGTGCCGAACATCACGAGAAGCTGGCAAGGCTTTGCAAGGAAAGAGCAAAGGAGAAATGATGAAACACAACCCCCTCGAAAAATACCTGTTGGACAACATGACTGAATTCGTATGGGTCGAGGCTCACCAGGTCTCGGCCTTCTCCTGGATTACCCAACGGGATCGAGAGGGAATCGATCGGGGGGTGCCGTTCGGATTCCTCCCGATCGAGAGCTTCAGACCGGGGCCGATCGAGGCCGGTGCCTGGTACAGTGACAAGTACATGACCATCATTGTCTGGATCGACTTGAAGGTCAGCCGGATGGTATACGTGTTGAAGTTCAGCAAGAAGGAAAACTATCAAGAACATCTAAGATGGTGCTGCCAGGATGCCGAGGGCTGGCTCATGAAGGGACCGCAGCAGTCGGCACCCTGAGAAACTCCAAACACAAGGAGCATGTCGTGAACAACAAGACGAACTGGTACTCGAGGAAGAAGAAGAAACACGGTCAGCGCAACCCCTACGCCAGGAGCACCGAGGTCCATGTTGACCGGACCCGGTACGACCGGACCAAGGGCAAGCAGGCCGTCAAGAACCTGATCCGTGAGTATACATAGGAGCCACGATGAAGACGATCCCGCTCGAGAGATTCAGCCAGGAAGGATCCAACCGATCCAAGCGGTCCTTCGACGAGTACCTCGAGAAAGCAATGGAACAGGAGAGACGGGTCTATCGTGAGGCCATCGACATCATCTGCCGGTCAGACGAGACTCAGATGCGGAGGCTCCTGGGCGAGATCGCCAAGCGGAATCCAGGCATCCTGATCGACGCTACCATATCGGGATTATTCAAAGTCGTGTTGACCGACCATGGAGAAAAGAAGATCCAGATCATCAAGATCGTGAAGCAGGCCACCGGCCTCGGGCTCAAGGAATCCAAAGACGTTGTCGAGAGCCTCCCTCACATTATCGAGGAGAAGCTCACCGAACAGGATGCTCGAGAACTCGTGGAGAACCTGAGGGAAGAGGGAGCATCAGCCTACATGGAGGCAATGAAATAAGAAACGCCGAGGAGGAACAGTATGGAAGACACCGGATTCAAAAAGTACGAGAAGGTTGAAAGACTCGACAAGATCGATGAGGTCGGCGGTATCCTGGAGGGCCAGGTCTACGTGTTCGAGAAACTCGATGGTGCCAACGCCTCTGCCTGGGCCAACCTTGAGGGCGACCGCTACTGGATCTACGTGGCCTCCAGGAACAACGTGGTGGCCCGATTCTACCCCGCCACCATGGATGCCGAGATCATGGATGGCTTCCGGGGCCTCCCTGATTACGTCATGAAGAACGACGACCTGGTCAGCTTCCTGTTGTCCTACCCTCACGCACGAATCTACGGTGAATGGCTCGTGAAGCATGCCGTCAACTATCCATCCAAGCACCTGGGCAAGCTCTACGTGTTCGACGTTGAGGACAGGACCAAGGGCAGGATGCTGCCCTATTGGGAATACGAACCCATGATAGCGGAATACGAGATCCCGTACCTCAGGCCCCTCGTGATCACGGCATTCCCGAAGGTCGAGGCCCTCGAGTCCATGGTGGGCAGAACCAACTACGAGGCCCACCCCCAGGGCGAGGGCATCGTGATCAAGAACTACGACTTCATCAACAAGTGGGGTCGTCAGCCCTACGCCAAGCTGGTGGCGAAGGAATTCCGGGAGATGAACGTCAAGGTCTTCGGAGGCCCGATCCCCAGGGAAGCGGTCGAGATGAAGATTGCGTCGGTCTACTGCACCTACAGTCGAGTCGAAAAGATTCTGCAAAAGATCCACGACCAGAAAGGATCACCCGCCACCATCGATGACATGAGCAGGCTGCTCAGCACCGTCTATCACGACATCATCACGGAAGACATGTGGGACATCCTGAAGAAATTCAAGCGGCCCACAATCGACTTCGGTAAACTTCAGAAGGAAATTACAGAGCTTGCAAAGAATCATTTTATCGGGATCCTGGAAGCGAGAGTAAAGTATGCTCACGATACCCCTTCAGACTGAGGATGGTGGCCTCTATTGCCCGGAATGTGGCGTGACGATGCCGAGCAAGGCCGTCAGGATCGTGGAGCCCCAGATGGCAAGGGTGCTGCACATGATCAAACATTTTGGCGAACGCCTCGATGACGAACAATACGAGGAATTTCAGCAAATCATAACCGAGATCGGGAGATTGTGATGGATCCATTCCGTATTCCCCATGTCGAATGCACTGCCTGCCGCCTGCACAAGGGGCGAAACCTTTGTGTATGGGGATCAGGCAACATGAGGACCGCCGCCGCCATCCTGGTCGGAGAAGGGCCCGGCAAGGATGAGGATGAAACAGGTGAAGCCTTTGTCGGCAAGTCGGGGCAGCTGCTCCGGGAGACCCTGGAGGAAGAATTCACCGACGTGGTGTTCGAGTACCTGTTCATCACGAACATCATCCAGTGCCGACCCCCTAACAACCGGGATCCCAGGCCGGACGAGATCGAGGCATGCAGCCCGTGGCTCCAGTACAAGCTGACCCGTTCGCCTGCCAAGGTGGTGGTCTGCATCGGCAGGCCTGCGAGCAAGACGTTGATCGGCCCGGATTACGAATGGGGCAAGTGGGTCCGGCGGGACGGCATGCTCTACATCTCGACATACCATCCAAGCTATATCCTGAGAAACCCTAAGAACCAGGAAGCCCGTGAGAAGTTCAAGAGATGGCTTTTTGAAGGCGTTCGGGCCGGGGTAAGGGAGACACTAGGGTCATGATCAAAACACTCGAATTTGCCAGCTTCGCTGTTGCCGTGGTGCTGTTCATCGCAACACTCGTGGTCGGCAGCGTTGAAGGCGGAATCATCGGGATCGTCCTGATGGCAATCACCGGGTCGCTCCTGGTGAACAGGATCGATGAAGAACTCAAGAAACATGAAAGGACTCGACGATGAAGATCCAGACCCTCTCGATGGTGATCGGCAACCACAAGTGTAACGCCAGGTGCCCGTTTTGTGTCTCCAAGATGACGCACGACGAAGGCATCCGGGACTACGGCATGGATACCGAAGGCACTCACCCACAATATTTCCGCCGGTTCAAATCGGCCTGCGACTACGCAAAGGACTGCGGGGTCTCGACCGTCTTGTTGACCGGCAAGGGCGAGCCTACCCTGCACCCTGTCGAGATCAGCCGTACCGTCGGAAGACTCAAGGCCTGGAACTTCCCGTTCGTTGAACTCCAGACCAACGGGATCCGGTTCCATACCCACGAAAAAGACTATGATGAATTCATGGGAGTCTGGAGCCACGACGGCCTCACGACCATCTGCCTCTCGGTTGTTCATTGGATGCCAACCATGAACGCAGAGATCTATGGGATGGGCTACCCCCTCGGCAAGGTTGTGGATCGACTTCACGACAGGGGCTTTTCAGTCAGGATCACCTGCATGTTGGTCAAGGGCTACATCGAGCACGTCGGTGATGTCGAGAACATGATCCAGTGGTGCCAGGACCACAAGGTCGAGCAACTCACGATCCGCAACATCAAGAGACCCGAGGTTTGCAAGGACTACAACATCAGCCGATTTGTTGCCGATCATGCCCTCGACCCTTCCCAGATAGAAGAAATCAAAAACGAGCTTGATTATGAAGGCACCCGCCTGATGGAACTGATGCACGGGGCCATCGTGTACGACTACCACGGGCAGAACGTCTGTCTCTCGGATTGTCTCACGATCGACCCGACCAGAAATGACGAACTCAGGCAGTTGATCTTTTTCCCGGACGGTCACCTCCGGTACGATTGGCAATACAGCGGAGCAATACTGTTATAGGGGGAGTAGCTCAACGGTAGAGCGAGGGTCATGACCGGCGTGGAGGTTCAATTCCTCCCTCCCCCTACCACAAAGGAATTTTATGATCTCGATTGACTCGATTGTAAAGCTCAAGGGCAAGGATCACGTCAGCATACCGATCCTGAACGTGACGTGCAGGACGTGTAGCTTCCGATGGAGTCATCGAGGGGACCACGGATTCATCAGGTGTCGCAACTGCGGAGATGCCAGTACCATCGAGGAAGCCCTGGACCTATTTGTCAAGACCATCCTGATGTTCGGGAGGACACCATGAGCAACCGCAACTGGAAAGGCGAACTCAAAGAGATCTTGAACGACTTCTCCCGCATGACCGGCACGATCCAGTCGCTCGAGATCTATCAGTCGGCGGTACGGGATTTAGACTGGATAGGGCTCGACCTGGTGAAGGAGAACGTCAAGCTCGCCCACAACACTCTCGAGGTCATGCTGCATTCCGCCCGGCTACACCAAACCATCATGAGGATGAAGGAGAAGGACGATGAAGTGGTATGAATACATCCTGTTCGTCATCATGTTTGTGGTCGTCATGACGACGGTGCAGACCTGCTGCGGTCACGTGGCCGACTGGCTGGATCCTGCCGAGGGAGCCGAGATCACGACCATGACGGGGTTCGCCATTCAGCCTGCCGGATTGTTCGCCAGCACCGAGAAGGTCGAGGTATGGCTCTCGACGTTGAGCACCGACCTGTACGGCAGACACCTGGCAGGAGACCTGTGGGCCGTCCTGGAGGGCGAGATCATGTTGGGCTACAGGACCAACGAGGGCAACGGCCTGCTGCTGGTGGCTCAGCCGGTCCTGACGTTTCCGTATCAGCTGGTCAAGGGTTTCTCGCCATACCTGAAGCTAATGGCAGGCATCTCGTGGAACAGCATGTCGGTGGAAGGGATGGGCCTGCCACTGAACTTCACCCCCTCGGTTGGGGCCGGGGCCAGGTTCCAGGCCTCGAGCAAACGATCCGTCCTGCTCGAGTACCGGCTGACTCACCTGTCGAACTCAGGTCTATCGGAACAGAACGTCGGGATCAACATGCACACCGTTCTGGTCGGAACCAAATGGTAAGGAGGGCAAAATGATCATCGTGAAGATTTTTGCCGTCGTGGTCTTGATCATCGCAATAGACAGCGTCTTTGAATTATTTAGAGGAGAAAAGCCATGACCATCATACTGATCATGAAAGTGTTTGGTTGGATCATCTTTGGCATCCTGGTGTTGGGAGTGCTGGAGGAGGTCTTCAGTTCGTGGAACAAAAGGAGGTAAGAAACCCACAACAAGAAAGCGAATCAGTCGTTGCAAGAAACCCAAAAAGCAAAAGTGAGTCAGAAGGCCTAAGAAACCCACAACTCGAAAGCGAGTCACTCGTTACAAGAAACTCAAAAAGGAGAAGCGAGCCAAAAAGCAGAAGAAACCCATTACATCGAAGCGAGTCAAACAGCAGAAGAAACCCATTGCGTGCAAGCGAGTCAGAGAGGTAAAGAAACCCATCGATCGTAAGCGAGTCAAGGAATGGAAGAAACCCACGGTTTCGAAGCGAGTCAAGGGACGCAAGAAACCCACTTGGTGAAAGCGAGTCACAAAGTAGAAGAAACCCACAACACGAAAGGAGTATGAAGATGGGAAGAAAAACAGATCTGAAAAGGAAGAAAGGTTACACCGGCGACCCAAGTTTGATCGACACCCACCGAGATCCATTGCCCAAGGCTAAAGGAGGCGGTTACGACGATGAAAACTACCGGCTCCTCCATCCTGTCGAGCACATGGAGATACACGGGATCAAGCGTGTGCGGCCCGAATGGATGAAGTACCTCAAGCAGGCCATCGATATCCGGGAGCAACACCTGAAGCTACGGATCAAGATTTCGAATCAGCTGCTCGCCTTCAAACGAGAGACCGATGACCTCGATCCTCAAGATATTGAAGTGCTGGAGAAGATACTGAAAAAAATCAGCAAGAAAGAAAAAGAGGCTGAAAAAGAGATCGAAAAGAGACTCATGAAGGTGAAGCACAACGACCCCATCATCGATGCTACCATGTGCGTCAGGAGCCTCGGGCCTGGGACGGCAGCTTACCTGGCGGTCTACATTAATGTCGAGAAGGCAGATCACCCTTCGTCGTTATGGCAGTATGTCGGGTACGACAAGCCCTCTCACAGTCGATACGAAAAAGGCAAGGCGGGAGGAGGAAATAAAAAGCTCCGTACCGCCCTGTACAGATCGGCTATTTCCATAATCAAGAGCCGGAGCCCTTACCGGGACATTTATGATCAGAGGAAAGAGAAGACCTCCAAGAGCGAACTGGTAGTCAAGACCCGACTCAATAATGGGCTACTCGTAGAAAAGGCCTGGAAGGATACAATGAAAGGCCATCGGCACGATGATGCCATCCGGGTCATGATGAAGCGGTTCCTTTGCCACTACTGGATTGTGGCCCGGAAGCTCAAAGGGTTGCCCGTGAGTGAGCCGTATGTTCAGGAACACCTCGGCCACATCGATATCGACAAGCCAGAGGATTATGGTTGGCCCCAGGTAGAACCAACCGTCAAGGTTGCGTAATGCGGGGCCCGGCCCCACGGCCACTGGCTCAAAGAAACCCATCGAACGAAAGCGAGTCATAACCGGCAAGAAACCCAAGCTGTGAAAGCGAGTCATCAGGCTGAAGAAACCCAATGAGTGAAAGCGAGTCAAAAGGCGGAAGAAACCCACTTGGTGAAAGCGAGTCAAGGTCCCCAAGACACCCGAACCCGAGGAAAACGAAATGGTAAATAATTTACAAACTGACTCACAGAGGATTCGGGGCAAAAAATTTTCCGGCCCCCTTTCCCCTACGGGGAAGAGCTACGCTCTATACGTACCGTTATATATTGAGATTATTTCCCCCCGTAGGGGGGAAATGATCGAAATAATTGCCGGGCCGGGAACGGGGCCTGGGCCCCGAAACCGGGGTTTGTCAATAATTGACAATGTAAATAATTGACAACGTCAATGGTTGACAAAACGCATCTCAAGAAAAACCCGGCTCCGGGAGCCGGGAGGACCCCCTGCCAAGGGATTCTCAGGACCCGGCCTCCGGGCCGGTCCAGGACCTGGAAACATGGGTCTGCCCAGAAACCCCTTGACAGGATCCAGGAGGATCTGTCAGAATGGGCAGTATCCTTGCAAGGAGAAACAGATGCCAAAGTTTGTAACCCGTATTCGTGACGGCCAGCGTTTCCACGTGGTCAGCGGTGCCGAGATCGAGTGTTCCTCCACGACAGACTGCCCGTTCTGTATCGCCAACCGGATGGAAGCCGTGAAAGAGTGGGTTGACCTTCACCAACCTATCTGTGCCCTCTGTGATGAACGTCCTCCCTGCTTCATGTGTCTCGGCTACCAGTGCAAAGAGTGGGAGCGGGATCCCGCCATCGTGGCGGAACGAGGCTCCTACCAGGGTTGCTCCAAGTGCATGGAGCGGGTCTACTGTGCCGACTTCAATTGCAAGCACGGTTTTCTCGGCTGGTGGATGGAAGGGTGGCGTGAACGATTCGAAGAAATCCACGAGCTAATCGAACAGGAACTCCTCAAGGCCAGGCGTAAGAAAGGAATCCAGCATGCAGGAAGCAAACGGAAACCACAGTGATTTCCACGACGACTTCAAACGATACCTGAAGGAAGCGATCGAGCCCAGGGTGATCGAGTTGCTCGAGGACATGCTCCTGACCAAAACGGCCATTTGCCATCGAGTGAGTCTCGACTTCATCTGGACCAGTGACTGGAAGCTGGAGCTTGAGGGCAGGGTTGCGATGAGGCCCAACGGCATCACGGATGCAGGCGACACCTTGTTCGTGGCAGGCCGGGGCTACTGGATGCTCTACATCAATCACAAGTCAACTGACTTTGTCGTGGGAGCCTGTTGGGATCACGACGATGCTTACCTATCGGTCACGGTCGACGAGCACAACCTCGAGAAACTCGCCAAAGGGGAACCGGCTGAACCGGGCTTCGAAGGGTTGCCCAACATGATCGAGCCAGGAGATCCGTACGAGAGCAACCTGACCATGATGGATGCCGTCAGGGCCGGTCAAGGATTCGGAGTGATGAGCGACGGTCAGGACCTGCCCATCAGGATACCGAAGAAACGCCGGGCCAAGCCGGTCGTCCAGATCAAGCAAGACGAACCCGACCCCAAGGTCGAGGAGATGCTTCGTGAACTGAAGAAGGCAATCTTGTCTCTCGGATGGAAGCCGTCCGATATCGACAAGGAACGATACCACAGATGTGCCAGGGAAGCTCTCGAGCAGGACGGGAAACTCGAGACCGCCATCACCCTCTACCTTCGCAAGTAAGAAAGGGCCACCATGTCTGAACGTACGGCAGTACGACCAACAGAGTACATGTTTGACCATGCCTCTCTCCGCAGGCGGAAGCTCGTGGATCATGGTGTCTGCGTCAACGAAGGGAAAGAAATCAAAGGCCTCCCGTGCAAGGAATGCACCAGGAAGGATCGGTGCGATCAGTACGAGAGCATCCAGCCCTACATCCCGAAGGTCGATCCGTTCTACAGCCTCGACACTGAAGTGGCAGAGCCCATTGCGTTCGCCCTGAGCGACGAGGGCAAAGACAACATCTTGCTTGTCGGGCCCCCTGGATCCGGGAAGAGTTCTCTCATCATGATGATTGCGGCCATCACGGATTGGCAGCTAATCAGGTTTTCGTGTTCAGAAGAGACTCGACTGCATGCCGTCGTGGGCCAGTGGCTCGTCGAGGGAGACAAGATGGTCTGGTCCGACGGTTACGCTACCGATGCGCTTCGCCACGGCAAGATCCTGTTGGAAGACGAGGCCGACTTCATGAGGCCTGAGCTTCGAGGAGCCCTCCACCCGTTACTCGAGCGTGATGGCGAGATCACGCTTCAGCAATATCACCCGACCAACAAGAGATCTTTTCTCGAGGTTGTGAAGCGGCACCCGGATTTCAGGTGGGTCAGCACGGCCAACACGATCGGCCTCGGGGACGACGACTTCATGTACCATGGGGTCCAGTTCATGAACGTGGCGGCTCGTGACCGCTACAGTGTGATTGTCGAGATGGACTACATGGATCCAGAGGATGAGTCGGTTGTGCTTCAAAAGAAGTGCGAAGTCGACGAAGACACCAGCATGACGATGGCGAAGGCGGCTCATGCCCTCAGGGAACTGTGGAAGCAGAAGGAGATCGAATTTGTGTTTGGTATGCGACGGCTCCTGGCATGGGCCAAGTATCATCACTTCTACGAGGACCATGGGCTCGTTCACAAGGCGATCAAGCTTTCGATCCTGAGCTTTGCTGCCCCGAAAGACAAGAACAAGATCATGGAGATCCTGAAGGTTCACTGTCCTCACGAGTGGGTCAGGCCACTGGAATAGGAACAGCATGCAGGTTCAACTTCAACAACGTGAATGTGATGGCTTGTTGTCGTTGGCCCGATATCTCGGCCAAGATTACAACGTCGATGTCGTGTACAATGCCGACGGGAAAGTCGAGACCAGACCAGGCAAGATCCTGATCCCGATCATGTCGGATAACAAATACCAGGAGTACAAAGAATTCCTCCGGGGCTGCATCTACCATGAAGCTGGTCACGTGGCCCATACTGACCTCGAGGTCTACGGCAGGCTGAACAAGCGGAGCGAAACCATCAAAGTCTCGTTCCTGAACGTCCTGGATGACTACAGGGTCAACCTGTTTCAGAAACAGGACTACCGAAACGCCGAGCTTGAACTGAACAACATGTATCACTTCAACCGACTCAAGATCAGGGACAAGCTCCAGGAAGACGAGGAGTTCAAGCATGCCATCCTGAATGATCCCGGTACGATTCTGTGGGGCATCGGGGTGGCGATGGGCGAAATGCTCGAAGGCATCGACACTGACTACTTGCCCAAAGACATCACCGACATTGCAGACAAGGCAGTCGACATCCTGGATGAATTCAAACAGGACGGCATCGTGAGAGACCGGAAGAAAGGCACAAGGCTTTGTCTCAAGTACGCCATCAAGATCGAGAAGCTCCTGAAGGACTTGCTCGAGAAGCCTCCGCCACAAGAGGAGAAAGAGAAAGAAGAAGGCCAGAACGAAAACAAATTGAAGGGTAAGGCCAGAAAAAAACTCTTTGGTGAAATGAAGGAATCGATCCCAAAGGATACACTCGACATCACGAACGAAGAGATCCAGACCCTTATTTTCGAATCCCACAAGAAAGACATGAACGAACACATACCTCACCCGGTCGCTCTCGAGCGGGACATCGTTGAATCCCCCTATTTTGATCCGACGAGCGGGACCAAGAAGATGTATGAGGGGATCAAGCGGAACGTCAGCCAGGATATCGCATCGATGCGGAGCCGCCTGTTCTCGCTCCTGATGGCCCGGAAGCGAATGCACTTCCTGCCGGATGCAGAGCAGGGCGAGATCGACATGGCCGCTATCTATTCGTTGCGGAGCGGCAACAAGAGGGTCTTTGAGAGAATGTCCGTCGGCAGGAGGATGAACACGGCCATCGAGATCCTGGTCGACTGTTCGGGTTCCATGCGGGATGACGGTAAGTATCATGGGGCCAAGTCAGCCGCCATTGCCTGCACCGAAACACTCGAGGCCTTACACATACCGTTCGAGGTCACGGGCTACACAACCGACTATGATGGATGCCGGGATATAGATTTCACCGAAGAAGACAATAGCTACTACAATCGATTCGAACCCCTCAGGCATTTCGTCTACAAATCGTTCGAAGAAAACTTCTCGAGTGTCAAGTATCGTTTGCTCAACATTGGACCCAACGACAACAACTGCGATCCCGAGAGTGTCATGTGGGCGGCTCAGCGGCTGGCCCGGCGAAAAGAAGACAGGAAGATCCTGATCGTGATTTGTGACGGCATGCCTGCCTGCGGTTATCACTGCGACTTCACTCTCCTTAACCAAGAGCTAAAGAAAGCCGTTAAGAAAATCAAGATGACCGGCATAGAGGTCTACGGCATCGGTGTCTACACTGATGAACCAAAACAATTCTATCCCGAGTGGGACATGATCAAGCAGGGCACCGGCAGGATAGCGTCGGCCATCTATGGTTGCCTCTCGAGGAAGCTGATGAACGGAAGGACTCAATACTGATGATCGTGTATGTTGTGGTGCGTGAAAAGAAGGCTCAGATCGTGGGAGATCTCCCGGAGGATCTCGAGATGTCTCTCCCGAATCTCCTGGGCTACCATGTCAAGATGAAGGACAAGTACGGTGTCCTGACAAAGCGTCTCAATACCAAATACAACCGACTGAACAAGACGGTGCCGGTAGGCCTGCTCGACAGACTCTTGAAGATCATTGAAGATTTCGGCCATGAGGCCAAAGTGCTGGACAAGCGTGAAATCAAGCTCGTGGATCCTGGCGACATCATTGACCGGATGAAAGACTTCCCCTACAAGCTTCGACCCTATCAGGTCCAGGCATTCGCCAAGGGCATCCAGGAACCGCTCATGACGTTCTCGATGGCGACCGGAAGCGGCAAGACGGTTGTGTTCGGGGCCCTGGCAGGCGGCATGGGCCTCAAGACCTTGATCTTGATCAACCGTGAAGACATCTTGACTCAGCACTTCGGGTCCATCAAGAGAATGTTTCCTGACGTTGGTCTGATCCAGGGCAGTCAACTCGACTTCGACAAGCAGATATGTGTCGGGATGGTCCAGACGATCGATGCCAAGCTCAAGAAGAAAGGCGAGAGAGCATCCAGCCCGAAGTACCATATGACCAAATACCTCGAGTCAGTCGAGTACGTAGTGAGCGATGAATGTTTAACATTGGATTCGTTAATTCTATTGGAAGATGGTGGTGTAAAATACTTGAAAGACATCCAAAACCAAGATAGAGTTTTTGGTGGAATCGTATCTGACAAGTTCGAAAGATATTCAAGCAAAAACTTGAAAATACAGACTCAATTTTCCACCATCATCACTTCTTCTAACCATCTGAATCTTGTAGGGGCTATTGTCCCAGGATGTAAGGCCAAAACAAAAATAGTCGAAATAAAATCGAAGGATTTGAATAAAAAGATTCACAGATTCTTAGTGCCAGTGAAAATCCCACACACTACGAAATCACAATTGACAAAGGACCAGGCAGCATTTCTGGCATTGATCTTAGCAGATGGATGTCTCGATACCAAGGGTAGTAGAATAAAGATTTCTTTTTCGAAGCCATCAAAAAAATTCATTATCAATCTCTTCAAGAAAGGGATTAAAGCATTTGGAGAAAATCCATCTGATGTTAAAATTTCTACAAACGGTAGAAACGACACGACCATCTGGATCCAATCAAAGAGATTGAAAGAGTTGTTGAATCAAAAATATTTAATACCAAATGGGAAGAAGTCGGATAAAATTGACATCCCTGATGATGTTTTTTATTCGTCTCTCGAGTCAATTAGGGAATTCATTAATGTTTTTATTTCGTGTGATGGAGATGTATCCCTTCAATTATGCGTTATTGGAAAATACAAAGTTGATTCCATTAGGATTCATGTAAATTCGACATCAAAGGTGTTCTCTGAAAAATTCAAGCTTCTGCTTAAGAAGTTTGGAATCCACTCGACTTCTATCTGTGTAGATAAAAAGAACGTGAAACACAACAATCAACATAGAATTTCTATTGGAAATAAAAATGCAAATGATCTTTTGGATCTAATTGATTTCCATCGTGAATCATTCAACGACCTTGGTCGAAATAAAGGGACAATCCCGTACGGAACCATCAGGTACAACAATGATGATTATATTTTGACCAGGATCAAAACCATCGAAAACGTAGAAGGCGAAACGGTTTCTGATTTTACTTCAGTGGGGTCCAATTCATTCATAGCTAACGGATTGCTCACTCATAATTGCCACCACAGTCAATCAGCAACCTGGAAAAGAATCGTCCGACTTTGCAATAACAAACAGTACCATCATGGATTCAGCGGGAGCCCTTGGGATCGTGGGAGTGCCAACCTCGATCTCGAGTGTGTCTGTGGGGCCATCAAGTTCAAGGTCACGTCCAGTGACCTTATACGTGATGGCTACCTCAGCATTCCGCATGTATTTTTTCACGAGTACAAAGGGAGTAATGAAGAGATTACAGGTGGCAGCTTCCAGGAACTCTACACGAACTCGATCGTTGACTGTACCGCAAGGAACAAGGCCATCGTCAAGGTCGTGGAACAACAATACAACGAAACAGACAACAAGATTCTCGTGATTGTGAACCGCATCAAACATGGTGAGATCCTGTCGACCATGCTGAGGAGGAGGGGCATCGATGATCGTGAACTTGGTTACCTTCATGGAGGGAAGGGCAAGCTCGTTAGAGAAAAAGGAAAGAAGAAATTCGAACGAGGCGACATCCGAATCCTCATTGCATCCCAGATCTTCAACGAAGGAATTGACATACCGTCATGTGACGTACTCGTCAAGGCTGATGCCCTTGGAGGGGGAGAATCCGTTTACGAATCCGAAGGCGTTAGAAGCTTTGTGCAGCAAATTGGAAGAGTCCTGCGAAAGCCAGTGGAAGAAGGTGATGTCGATACCTCCACTCCCCACCACGTTTACATCCACGACTTCATTGATCGCCAAAACAAGTATGTCTTGAAGCATACGGAGAACCGGATCAAGACCTGTAAGATGGAGCCCGGCTTCATCGTTCACCTTGACGAAAGGAGCAAGTCATGAAACCCATGAGAGTAAGGAGCCTCGAGAACAAGGATGTGATCACGAAATTCTACCACATCAGAATGGCTTTGCCTGATACGAGGCGGTCGAAAAACAGGGGGAACGATCAGATCAAGACCGTGAATCTGTTTCCGGTCGTGACCGTATGTGTCAAGTACATCCCGGAGGTAGGTGCCTGGTCCAGAGGGGTCTCGATCTGCAACATGGTAGACGAGGATGCTTCCAGGCGTTCCAAGCGAGCCGGTCGTGGTATTGCAGAGGAACGGGCCCGGCATGCCCTCGAGTACAACCGGACGCATCTCAAGATCGAGAAGCACGAGCGGTTCCCCAAGGAAGTCCAGGATTTCCTCCGGGAGAATGAAATCAACAACATGATTCAGATCAGGCCGAAGCTCACGTCAAAGGAGTGCGAGCTTCTCGATCTGGTTCCGGTGGGCGGAGTATATTTGCCGCCAGCAAGAGATCTGAAGGCAAGGAACCTGTTGGGACGAGCCTGGGACAGGGTGAGGGGCTTTTGGAAATCCCTCGAGGATGATCCATACCCCCTCGGCCTCTAGGAGGAAGCAACATGAACCACGTGATCATCAAAGGAATGACAATCCAGGAGGCCTGGTTCCGGTGCATCCGGGCCTGCCTCGCCCTCGGTGAAGACTACATCATCGACAAGGGCGAGTATGAAGGGCAATTCAGGAGGGAATTCGATCTGGTCACGATCCAGATCCAATGCCCAAGCACCAGACCTCTGGCCTGTAGCACCCCGAGCCTCACGCCGACCTCGGGTCAAAGGATCAAGGATTACTTCCGTGACTACCTGTTGAACTCAAGCCTGGATGATCTGGAGGGCAAATACAACGAGTACAAGTATGCCAGCTGGATCGAACCGGCCTGGGCCCACTGTTGCGAACTTCTCGCCAATGGTCAAGGTGGCTGCAACCAGGCCACCATCAGCCTCGGGAAGGGAGCCGGTGACCCCTCGAGATTCACACATCCGCCATGTCTCCGGCTGATCGACATGCGTCTGAAAAACGACGAACTCCACTTTTTTGTCTACTTCCGGTCATGGGACTTGATTGCCGGGATGCCAGAGAACCTCGGAGGCCTTCAGCTACTCAAGGAGTTGTGTGGCGAATACATCGAGAGCTTGGTGGGTCGACCGATCTATGACGGGGCCCTGGTGGCAATGTCGAAGGGCCTGCACATCTACGATCACTTCATCGACCTGGCTCAAAATGATGTAGGAGATTCGTCGTACCTAAGGGAAGCGTCGGACGAGATCTTGGCAAACGAAGGGATCTACAGGATCCCGTTTGGAGTGTCGACATGAAATTCTCAGAGATTATGGAAACGCTCCTGGCAGAGATCCGGGTCTTCTACATCGCCAAGCCGAAAGATGCTTCCATGAAGAAGATTAAGGTTGTTGCCAGGAAGATGAACAAGCTCACGTTCACAGAGGATGACGTTATCGACTACGTTGATTTCTGCTACAAGAAGCTCAAGAAGATCAAAGATGTCGGCAAGAGATCGAGCGTCGATTATTTCGTCGGGATCCTTGCCTCGGAAGGGGAGATCGGTAGGTTCCTTGACTTCAAGAAAACCAAGGGCGAACTGAAGAAGGAGAGCCCAACCGAAGACACCGATGATGACGATGTCCTGAGAGTCAACGGCCTCACGTTCCACAAGATCTTGAGCGACCAGGACCGTGATGTTTTCCTCTGCCCTGTCAAGATCAAGTTCATGATCCGGGATTGCAGCCGGTTCGTTCCGAAGCTCTACACGCTCAGCCAATACAACGAGCTTTACCCGGAGAAGAAGATCACGTACGAGACGATCAAGCCCCTTATCAAGGAGGGCAAGCTATGCCTTACGTAGAGCAATACAAACGTCCTGAACTCGACCAGGTTGTCGACTGCATGATCATGAATGATGTCAGGCCAGACGGGAGACTCAACTACGTCTTGTTCAAGCTTTGCAGGGAGACGATTGTCCCCGGATATAGAAACTACCGGGACTTCATTGCTGAATTGAACGAGGCGGCGGCAGAGATCCGGCGAAGATTTCTTGTTCCCTACGAGGATAAGAAAATCGTCGAAAACGGTGACGTTGACTGAAGGAGAAGGCCATGGAGATTGTCTATATCTCGGGCCCCTACCGGGCCAAAACCCACAACGGTGTCAGGCGTAACATCCTGAGGGCCGAGGCTGTCGCCATGAAGTATTGGCGGCTAGGGTATGGGGTCATATGCCCTCACAAGAACTGTGAGATGGTCGATGATGACGATCTCTGTGACAGGATCATGGAAGCGGATCTCGAGATCCTGAAGAGAACTGCCGACAAGGTCGTGATGGTTCCTGAATGGGAAGACAGTGAAGGTTCAAACCTCGAACGGAACCTCGGGATTGCCCTCGGGTTGCCCATCGTCTATGAGACCGAGGAAACGATCATGGAATACATCAGCCGAGTGGGGAAGGTCTAGTGGAAGGCGAAAGATCAGAACGCCGCAAGAGCGAGGTCCAGAGGGCCTACAACGATGTAGTCCGGTCCTGTAAATTCTGCAAAGGTTCGGGCATGGATCAGAAGGAATCTCTCGAGATCGAAAAGAGTATTCCGGCCTCCGTGGGCCTCGCTGACATCGATGAATACAAGAACAAGATCCGTCTCCGGCGGAAAACGAAATTCATGAAATCCACCGACGAGAATCAGGACAACGTGTCTTATGGTCTTTGTGAATGCTACCAGCGGTTCGACGTGATGAAGGCCCTCCTGATCGGTGACGTACCCCTTCAGTTCCTGGAGTACGGGCCAGAAAACATTTTGGCAAGAGAAGTGAGGTTTATCGAGCGAAATGCATCATACGACCTCGGTCATTTTCTCAACGTCTACCTTGGCAAGTTTCCATCCATGAAACACGATTCGATCGGCATGAATTTCTTTGGCAAGTTTGAAACAGGCAAAACCTTTGTGGCTCAATACCTGGCGGCTCAGGTTGCGATGCGCCGGTACACGGTCCACTACGTGCCGTTCTTCATGCTGGCCGAAATGCTGTATCACGGGAATGAATCGCCTCTGTTCCACGAGATCATAAATGTCGACTTTCTCGTCATTGATGATATCGGCAATGAGCACCGGATGCGCCGAGAATTCTGTGGTGAACTCTCCTATTGGCTCAGGGCACGTGGAGCCCAGGAGAAGGTCACGATCTATGTGTTTGAGGCCGAGCACAATGAACCTGCTCTGGTGGAACTGTATGGAGCCTCGTTCTACGGAACTGCCTGCAACCACAACATGGGCATCGTGTTCACCAAGAGGCCAATCCCCAAGAGTACCAAAAAACGGTACTTCAACAGGATCACAGATAGCCTATGAGCAAGAAGATACTCGAGAGAGATGTGCTGGTCGCACTGATCTCAGATAAAGAGAAGATTCCGAAGGTTCAGGACATCATCAAGCCTGAGCACTTCGGTGCGCCTCATCTCAAGTGGGCCTACAGGAAGCTCCTGTCGTACCACGAACGATACAAGGCAAGCCCAATCTTCTCGTACTACAAGATCGAGCTTGCCAAGAACAAAGACATCGATGAGGAAGAAAAGGAGCGGTGGGTCAGGTTGCTCCGGCAGATCTACCGGAAGGTCCTGGATGAAAGCACCCAGGAATACGCCATCGACGAGTTGAAGAATTTCGCCCGGCGGCAAGAGATGGCAAAAATCCTGGACCGGAGTGCCGATAGGCTCGAGCAACACGATGTTGAGGACGCTATCAATCAGCTTCATGCCGCCATCAACCTGAAGATCGGGGATCAGGAATACAAGATCACCGACTGGATCGACGGGTGGGAAGAACGGCAGGAAACAAGGAAGGAAAGGAAAGAAACCCCCGAGGCAAACAGATATGTGAGATCGCCATGGATGAGTCTCAACAAGGTGATCGGAGGGATCGGGCCAGGTGAGTCATGTGCGCTGGCAAGCCTTACAAACATCGGCAAAAGCATTGGGTTGATGTATTGGGGCAGACGAGCCGTTCTGGATGGCAAAAATGTTTGCCATGTGGTCATCGAAGACACTGAGGAGATGCTGCTCCAACGGTACGACAGTTCAATTCTTGAAATCCCGTATGATGATCTCAAATGGTATGACATGACTCCAACGCAACTCGAGATTCTGAACAATCGGGTCGAGAGAGTCAGGAAGCTCATGAAGAACAAGCTCAAGATAGTGAAGACGATGGCCCGGAGAACGACGGTCCTGACGATCGAGAAGGCCTTGCGAGACCTCGAGCTTGAGGGATTCATCCCTGACTTCCTGATCATCGACCACGCTGGCATCATGATTCCGATCAAGAAGCAGGAAATGCATCGACTGGATCAGGCCGAGGTCTATTGGGATCTCAAGTCATTTGCAGAGGCCCGGAGACTCCCGCTCTTAACAGCCGATCAGGTGGCAAAAGAATACATGAGAAGAAAGGCATACGCAGAAGGGCTGTCAGAGTCCTACGATAAGGCCAGGATCCTGAACATTGTCTTGACCCTGAATCAACTGGATCCTCAGTCGAAAGATCTTGTCTTGATGGTGGCAAAGAACCGGGATGGAGAGAAGAACCAGGAGATCCCTCTCGTCTCTAACTTCGGCAACATGCAGTTCTTGGAGAAATCATAATGGCACGAGGAAAGAATCGTAGAAAGGGCGGGAAGATCAAAAGGCCCGTCATGGTCAAGAAGGCAAAACAGAAGGACGACTTCAATCCAGTCGAGGGAGTTCGGGTCCCGCCTGCCATGAGGCCTGTGCTTGCTGCGCTTCAGGAGCACTACGAACGCCGGGTCCGGTACGCAGAGCTAAAGGGACTGAACCAACACCACAAGCTCAAAGGGGAACTCGAGGAACTCCGGGTAAACCAGATTATTCTCCAGACACTCCTGAAGGAAATGAAGCTCATCACTCAGGAGCAATTCCTCGATGAGCACCGTCGGTACTACGAGGAAGTTGTCGGGGTCGTCAAGAATGGCCGCATGCAGGGTCACTTGATTATCGATATGTTCAACGTCGGGGTCCCCAGAAGGCCCAATACGCTTGACGAATTCAAGAACTTCAAGAAACCAGTCATCCTGAGGGGGTAACGATGAAATTCATAGAGGTCGTACGTGAAGGAATCGTGATGGAGCGGGGCACTCCCTGGGCCAAGGCCCTGAAGCCCGGCAAATTCTACCTGGTGAACGAGATGATTGTCCAGCAACTCTCGAAGCTCATGCCGACCCACATCAACAGGATCCATGGACTCGGCAGGTACTATAACGAGTATCGAGGCCAGGATCTTAATGGGAAATCCTTGCTGGTCTGGAGACATGGCGGCATTGGAGATCTCATGTTCATGATGCCACCCCTTCGGTTGCTGAGAAAACTGTATCCTGACTGCAAGCTTCATGTTGCGGTTGGTGGGAAATACATGGATCTTTACAAGGATGTCTTCTACATCGATTTCCTGCATCAACTCCCTCTCGACCAGAGTCTCCTGGAGAGCGTCGACTATCACCTCATGTTCGAACAAATCATCGAAGGGAATCCGAAGGCCGAACAACTGAATGCCTATGACCTGTTTCTCAACAAGTTTGGATTTGACTTCACCAAGATCCCGGCCAGAGAGAAACTTCCTGATGTTTTCCTCACGGAACCTGAAAGGAAATCCGCCGAAGAATTCCTACAACGACACAAGGTCACGAAGGAAGACATCCTGATCGGTATCCAGATCGCAACCAGTACCCCGATCAGGACCTACCCATACCAGAAACTCATCGACGTGATGGACATGCTGATGAGGAATGAGAAGATCAAGATCGTGTTGTTTGGTTCTGAAGCCCAGGTAAACATTACGGGGCCGATCGTCGAGGGATTCAAAGAGAACGCACCGAACAGGATCATCGATGGGCCTGCCAATGCCATGAGTCTGAAGACCTCGATGGCTGTTGCGAGTCATTGTGACGTTATTATCGCACCGGACAGTGCCATGATCCATATCGCCGGGGGCCTGAGGGTGCCGGTCATTGGTCTCTACGGGCCGTTCCCGGCAGTCCTCAGGATGAAGTACTACCACCATGCCATCGGCCTGAACGCATGCCCGGTATGTGCTCCTTGTTTTGTCCACGATAGTGATCCGTGCCCCAAGGGGGACCCATCGCCTTGTTTCTCATTGCTCGACCCACAGAAGATTTGTTTTGCCGTCGAGTACCTGATGAACAAGGTCCAGGGAGTCAGCATCCCGGAAATCAAAGGCATGATGGGCAGCATCTTTCATCAAGTCTACGATGTCGTGAAGAAACACATGGTGGGCAAGGGTCTCGATGTCGGCTGTGGTTATCATCGGTATCCTGAAGACATCGACATAAAGAAGATCGATGTCGACCCCATGATGGATCCAGATGAAGTGGGGAATTTCTTCAGTGATGAATTCAAACAGGATAACCCCCTCGATTTCATCGTCTGTAGTTTCGCTCTGAACACACCTGACGATCTCAGAGACTTTGTGCTCCGGGCCGACAGATACTTGAGACCGGGCGGAAAGCTCATCATCTTTGTTGGTGATGCCCCGACCCTAAAAGGAAGAAAAGCGAACGCAGTGCGTTCGAGTTTCACGGCCAGCTATTTGTCAAGCGAACTGGATCGACCGGCCATCATGGAGGTCTTCGAAGGGTTCCCGACCTATCACCTGGTGGAAGAGACAGAACCTGACCTGAAGGAAGGCGAAGTCATCGATTTGTTTGAATCACGATACGGCAGACTCACGGTGTGGGTGAAGCAAAATGAAGAACCTGTTACCGATTCTGAAACGCCTGAGGCTTGATTACAAGCCGACCAACTCGGACGAAGTCATCATGGATTGCGTGGATCCTGAGTGCCCCAATCCGACCAATCACCTGTACTTCAACACGAGGACCGGCCTGTGGATCTGCCATCGATGTGGTGTCACTGGAAACCTGGTCGTGTTGGTCTCGATCGTCAGGAAGACGACCGCCAGGGAAGCCCAGAGGCTCATGGAAGAGGAGATGCCGGATGTCCCGGTCATCGAGGATATCAAGGAACATCTCAAGAGCGTCGAGGGATTCCACTACGAACTCCAGAACACCCTCGGGATGAAGATCTTGATTCAGCCGCCTCCGACCTCGAAGCTCATTTCGGAATCGGCATTTCCGGTTTTCCTGAAGGACCGGCAGGTCCCGTTCGGCCTGGCCTTCCGGGCAGGCATCCGGGTCTGCAACGGGGGCAAATACAACGGCAGGCTGATCTTTCCGTTCCGATGTGACGGGAACAGGAGCTTTGTGGCCTATTCTGCCACGGGTCAGAAGCCCAAAACCTTGAATCCGCCGGGCGGTATGAACGACCGGATGATCTACTGGTACGACCGGATGAATACCCAGGGGCCCGAGGAATTCGAGAATAGGCCTCTCGTGGTCGTGGAGGGCATCTTTGACTGCCTTAGGGTCTTGGGGCGGGGTTACCCCTCGGTTGCCCTGTTGGGCTCGTTTTTGAGCCGAAATCAAGCCCTCCTGCTGTCAGAATGCCGGTTCCCCGAGATCACGTTCATGTTGGACGGGGATGTAGGGGAGTCAGGATTCAAACGCCATTTGAAAAACATGAAGTTCATCGAGGGTAAGGTATTGTCGGTGGCGGTCATCCAGGAGGAAGACCAAGACCCGGATTCCATCCCGGATGACGAGTTCCTGAGGCTCATGGGGGCCAGAAGGACCGTCACCGATTTATACTCGACAAGATCAAAACTAAAAGGTATCATGACCGAATAGGCCAGATAATCCCACCAAGAAGGAGTACGATTATGGCAAGACAGAGACGTGAAGAAGAAGAGACCCCCCAGGAAGAAACCAAGAAACCCGCCAAGAAAATCAGTTGCAAGCTCTTCGGCCAGTTTGAGCCCACCGATGATGACTGCAAGATCTGTGCAGCCGCCGAAGAATGCGAAAAGAAAACCGAGGAGCTTGCCAAAAGTCTGAAGGCTGATCTGCCTCCTGAGGAGCCGGAAGAAAAAGAAGAGACGAAGCCGAAGGCTAAGGCAAAGACGGAGCCAGAGGCAGAACCCGAGGCAGAGCCTGAAGAAGAATCGACCGACGAATCGCCCGAAGAAGAACCGGAACCGACCGAACCAGAAGAAGAACCGGAACCGACCGAGCCCGAAGAAGAACCGGAGCCTCCGAAGGCCAAGCCGAAAAGCACCCCCCGTGTGTCTGGCGAGAAAAAGAGCATCACGCTGCCGGGTGTCAGCTTCGAACTCAACATGGATGATGTCAGGGCCCTCAAGAGAATCGTGGATCTCGGGACGCTCTGCTGCATCATGCTGTCCAACGCTCTCGACCTCGACAAGGATGAATGATAGCGGAAGGTGATCCGTGGACCGAGCACCAAAAAAGGCTTCTCTCTGCATCACGTTATTGAAGGCCCTGAGGCTTTCAAGCGGCATGAGCGTGGATAAGGCCTCCAAGATGATGGGGGTCAGCAAATCTGCTTATTGCCACGTCGAATCAGGATACCGGAAGGTCCCGAGAAAGTGGAGACCGATCATTGAAGACAAGTTCTCGATGCGGTGCAGCTACCTGATTGACCGGGAAGGATATGCTATCCAGATCATGCCGACAGACGTGATCATGCTGGCCCAATACAAGATCAAGAGGAAATCAGACCGATGAGAAGAATCATGATCCTGAGGACCGAGGCGGGAGACAGATTCCACATCCTTTCCCTTGATGTAGCCAGTGAGATTGCGTTCCGTCACTACCCCAGGGCCTTCGACGATGGCAAACACGGAGGAAGCCTCGAGATCATCTATTCTGAATGGCCGAGGCGGCGTTACATTTCTCTCACGTTCAATGACAAACAGGATGCAGAACAATTTGAGGCCGAGTTCCTCACGTTCATGCGTGAGGGATCGATTCCGATCGAAACCGAGGATGGTCGAGAGATGAGATTTTGGTTTGAAACCGAAATCGTGGAGATCAAGGATGCATACCATTGACACCGGCATCATTGTTCATGATGGCATGGGCAAGCTCGAAAGACTCATCAATGCATGGAAGGTCGGGACCAAAATCTGCGAGGAAGAAAAGATCACCGGGTTCGCTGCCTTCAAGAAAAAGGTGAAGGTCATTGTTCTCGTTAGAAAGTTTTTGAAGATCTTGGCCTGGCAGAGAGAATCACTTGCATTGAATTTGATGAACATGGTAGATTTGGTGAAGCTTCAGGACAGGATGTTCAAGGAAGGGCTCGTCTGCGGCTTCCAGAACCCTGCCATCAATGAAGCGGCCCTCGTGGAACAATACAGAAAAGCCGGAAAAGACATACCGATCAATTAAGCAATAAGCGGGGAATCGGGAGAATAAAGATGTCACACACCATCCTCAGTGACACGGCCCTTCGTGTTCTTGGACGACGATACCTCTTGAGAAACGATGATGGAGAAATCGTCGAAGATCCTGATCAAATGTTCCTCCGGGTTGCGAAGTCTGTAGCCAGAAACGGGACAGATATGGATCGGTTTCTTGAGGCAATGCGAAACCTCGAGTTCCTGCCGAACAGTCCGACCCTGATGAATGCCGGAACTGACCTCGGTATGCTCAGTGCCTGCTTTGTGATCCCGATCCCTGATTCGATCACCGGCATCATGGATGCGGCCAAGACCCAGGCCCTGGTCCAGAAGGCCGGTGGCGGAACCGGCTTTTCATTCTCGAGGCTCCGGCCTGCCGGGGACATCGTGAAGAAGACCCATGGAACCTCTTCGGGCCCCCTTAGTTTCATGCAGGTCTTCAACGCCACGACCGAAACGATCAAACAGGGAGGAAAACGACGGGGAGCCAACATGGCTGTTTTGCGTTGCCTTGATGGCGAAACCTTGATCAACACAATAAATGGCAAAATCAAAATAAAAGATTTGGTCGGACAACAGCCTTATGTTTATTCGTGCGATCCAAACACTAGAGAAATCCACATTACAAAGGCCAAAAGGATTTTTGTGTCCGATACAAATAGGAAAATGGTGAGGGTTTGGTTTGATAATGATGATTTTGTCGATTGTACTCCCGATCACAGATTCATGTTGAGCAATGGGAAATACAAGGAAGCATCATCATTGATACTTGGCGATAGTCTGATGGCCTTTTTTAAGAGCATAAGAAAACATGGCAAGCACCATAGAAGGCTGATAAAGTGCAGCGGAGGCAAGGCTATTTTTGAGCATAGAGCTATTGCTAGAGACATCCTTGGATTCAATGTCTCTTACGAGTTAAATGCTCATCACAAAAATGAAGATTATCTTGATAATGATCCATCAAACATAGAAGTTTTGACTAGATCAGATCATGCAAAAAAACACAATGACAATCTCAACGTAGCTAGAGAAATAGAATCATCAAAGAGAAAAGGAAAAACACTTGAAGAAGTTTATGGTGTTGACAAGGCCTTAGCATGGAAAGAAAAAATGGCAAAGGCTAAACTCGGTAAAACACCATGGAACAAAAACCGTCGGATAAGTAATCATAGAGTCATTAAGGTTGAGGAATTTGGGGTCGCTAAAGAGGTTTATGATATTTCATTAGCTGAATACCATAATTTTTCAGCCAATGGGGTTTTTGTTCATAATTGCGATCACCCCGACATCCTGGATTTCATCAAATGCAAGCACGACGGCAAGAGTTTCAACAATTTCAACACGTCGGTTGCAATCACGGATGAATTCATGGAAGCCCTGGAGCGGGGCACCACATACAAGATCATCAACCCCAGGACCAAGCAAGTCGAAACCGAACTCGATGCCAAGACGGTCTTCGAGATGATCGCCACAGAAGCCTGGACCACGGGAGATCCAGGCATCATCTTCATCGACAGGATCAACAACACGGCACTGGCTCCCCTGGGAGAAATTGAAGCAACAAATCCCTGCGGAGAACAGCCTCTCCTGCCGTTTGAATCCTGCAACCTTGCCAGTATCAATCTCACCCGGTTCATCATGGATGATGGCAAAATCAACTTCGGTCACCTGCAAAGTACTGTCGAGACAATTGTCGATTTTCTCGACTCCGTCATCGATGTGAATGTGTTTCCTACCAGAACCATCAAAGACACAACCATGAGGACCAGGAAGATTGGCATCGGTATCATGGGATGGGCCGATGCTCTGATCAAGATGGGGATACCGTACGAGAGTCAAGGGGCCGTCAAGCTGGCCTGCACCGTAATGGAAACGATCAAGACAAGGGCAATCATCAGGAGTGAAGAGCTTGCAAACCAGTACGATGCGTTCGAACTGTATGATGCAGACAAGCTCATGATCAACAAGAGAAGGAATGCCACCCTCACGACCATTGCGCCCACCGGGACCATCAGTATGATTGCCGGATGCTCGAGCGGCATCGAGCCTTTGTTCGCACTTGCGTACAGGAAGATGAATGTTCTTGACGGGGCCGAGTTTGAGTATTTCAACCAAGATCTTGTCGAGCACCTTGACCGGGTCAAATGGATTGAAAGGCCGGAACTCAAACAGAAAATAATCGAAGCCGGTTATTTGCCCATGCTACCTGATGGTGGAGACACATACCGAAAAATCAGGTCCATCTTCAAAACTTCGCATGAGATTGACCCGGAGTGGCACATCAACATGCAGGCGGCATTCCAGGCCTACACGTGTAATTCGGTAAGCAAAACGATAAACATGACTCGTGACTCAACTGTAGAGGATGTTATCAATGCATACAGGACGGCTTACAATGCAGGATGTAAGGGAATCACAATCTATCGGGACAAGAGCCGGGAGGAACAAGTGTTGGAGAAGGGGATTGAAATCAAAAAGCCCGATACTGAGGATACCCACGAACCTCAGGTCAGACCTCAGGCCCTCAGTGGCTTGACGCAAAAGGTGGAGACAAGCTGTGGGACCATGTACGTCACGATCAACTGGAATGGCAATGGGAAGCCATTCGAAGTTTTCACAAGGGTCGGTAAAGCAGGAGGATGTGCATCGAGCCAAAGCGAAGCCATGGGAAGAATGGTCTCTCTCGCTCTGAGGAGCGGGGTCCACCCGTCACATATCGTGAAACAGCTTCGAGGAATCAGTTGTCATCTTCCAAGAGGAATGGGAAACAACAAGGTATTATCCTGTGCCGATGGAGTCGCTCAAGTCCTGGAAAGCGTCTTCATGAAGGAACACCCTGTACAGCAGACTCCTATCAGGGGGGCATGCCCAGAGTGCCAAGGTCCCATCGAGCAACAGGGCGGATGCTCAACCTGTAGGAACTGCGGATATAGTGATTGTAGTTAGGAATAATCACGTATGAAAAGACGATCATCCCACACAAAAATTCGAAGATACATTGGCCCCAAGATACTTGGTAGGGCCTTAAAATCCAATGAAGAGATTCACCATATAGACGAAAATCCTTTTAATAATGATCATAATAATTTGATTATTTGTTCTGGATCATATCATAGAGGGATACATGGAAAACTTACACGAAAGAAAAATGTTAAGATTTTTGGAAGTGATGTTAAGTCAATGCTAGAAGAAGGATACTCAATAAGACACATTTCAGAAATCTTAAAAGTTAATAAAAGAAAAATCGAAAACGTAATGAAAGATTTAGGATTGAAAAGAACAAAATCAGAAGCTGAAAGATTAAAGTGGGATATGCGAGGAATGAGAAATCCAAGGAAATCCAGATGAGAAAAGGCTATACACTCGAATTTACTCAGGAGATCGAAGGCAGTAAGGATCTTCCTGTCAACATGACGCTTGTGGTATGGCCGACGGCCCGGAGCATCCTGTTGGAGTTCGCTAGTGAAACGGAAAAATTCAAAAAGAAAGGAGTTATTTCTGGTCACACCCCAGATGGTAAGGGATGGGAATTTCCGCTTGAAGATGCCATCAAAAGCATCAACAAAAGAGGAGTCTGGGGCTTCTACAGGTTCCAGTCGAAAGAAGTCCACATGTGGTTCAGGAAAAACGCAAAACCGAAAGAAATAAAGGCCGTGTTGGTTCACGAACTAGGCCACTGGATGGAACCTCATCACAGGAAGCTGGACAAAGAAGAAGACAAGGCATCGAAGTATGAGTTTGTCTATGCTTTTGCCGAAGACATCTGGACTCACCTTAGCAACCTGTTGGAGAAGGGAGAAATGAAATGAACATTCAGGCACTGAAACCTCTCGTATGGCTCATCGTGGCAATCCTGATCTGTGTGGCAGGCCTCCTGTGGGCAACAGACAAGGCGTTCCTCATGCTCCTCGGCGTTATCGCCTGTCTGATCTCACAAAAGGGCAGCAAGGAATTCAGAAAGTACAGGTTCTGGAAACGATTCGAAGAGTACGTCAACAGTGAAAACGGAACTGACACGTGGGAAGCAGAAGGGCCCAATCATGATCACGTATGCAATGGGTGCGGTAAGAAAGGAGAGTGTGGTAAGGAATGAAGGCATTTGCTCATCTGCACTGCCATACATCGGCAAGCCTGCTTGATGGTGTGATCAGTCCCGAGCGGCTTCTCGAGGCAGCGAGAGACAAGGGGATCTCGGCAATAGCGTTGACGGACCACGGGAATATGGCGAGTCATCTTCCAGCTGAAATTGAATCCAAGAACATCGAGAACTGCCCGAAAGTGATATACGGATCTGAACTGTACGTGGTGCCCGACAGGATTGAGAAAGAAGGCAAGGATGACAGACTTCATCTCGTCCTGCTTGCCAAGAACGAAGAGGGATACCGCAACCTGATGAAAATCAACAACGAGGCCTGGCGTTGTTTCTACTACCGGCCCAGGATCGATTTTGATTTCATCTCGAAACACCACAAGGGGCTCGTGGCACTCAGTGCGTGTGCCAAAGGAATTGTCGCCGGAAAGATAGCCCAACAAGATTTCAGGTGCGCCATCGATACTGCCACCAGATACCAGGATCTTTTCGGCCATGACTTCTATCTTGAGATCCAGTTGATAAATGTCGATGTGGGTGGTGAGAACCTTCAAACACGAGTCAACCGGGGCCTCATCACCCTCAGCGACCGTATGGACATCCCGTTGGTCATCACGAATGATGTGCATTACATCAACGAGGAAGACTGGATTCTGCACGAGAAAATGCTGCACTTGAGCACCGGAAATGTCGACTGGCACTTCGAGACCAAAGACATCTGGCTCAAGACCTGGGATGAACTCAATGAGGCTCGAGAAGAATACTTCCCCGACATAACGTACAACCAATTCAAGAAGGCCATGACCCGGACCCTCGAGGTGGCCGCAAAATGCGACCACCATATCAAGACCGGAGATGCTCATATCCCAAGGTTCGACTACACGACTCACCCGGAATACAAGGGACACAAAACCAAGGAAGATTTCTTCATCCACATCTGTGTCGATGCCCTCAGGGAGTTCGTCAGGGCCAACCCTAGCGTGAGTATTCCGCTCTACGAGGACCGACTGAAAAAAGAGGTCAACGACATCATCCAGATGGGAGCCATCGACTACTTCCTGATCGTCGAGGATCTCGTCAGGTTTATCCGGGGCCAGGGTAAACTCATTATGATCAGAGGGAGCGCAAACGGAAGTCTTGTTTGCTACCTGCTCAAGTTCGGCCACATCGATCCGGTCAAGCACCACATTCTCTTCGAGCGGTTCATCAGTCCGGCCCGAGTCGAGATCGGTATGTTTGACGTTGACATCGATATCGACATGGAACGTGAAATGCGGCCCAAGGCGGTCCAGTACCTCAAAGAAAAGTACGGTGAGAGCCTGATCTGTAATGTCGGCAGCTACGGTAGACTCATGTGGAAAGCCGCCATCAAGGACATGGGGCGTGTCGAGGGCCTCGAGATCAAACACAAGCTCGAGAAAACTACTCACCCGACCGAACGGAAAGAACTCGAAGAGCGATTGGATCAGTTCAGCTTCAAAAAAATAAACGAGTTGACCGCCATGATGGAACGGGCATCCCAACAGGAGGGCGGGGACATCTCACTCGAGGAAACCATCAAGAACCAACCGGCCTTCAAGGAGTGGTACGATGCAAACAAAGAATGGGTTGAAAAGTATGTCAGACCTATTGTTGGGCTTCCAAAGAGCCCCTCGATTCACCCTGCGTCGGTCGTCATCCTTCCGGGACACATGGACGAATGGCTCCCCATCAGGAGTCAAGCAAGCCCCCAGGATAAAACCAAGCGGGTCCTTTGTACGCAATGGGAAGGGTCGCATACGGGCCGTGAAGACCTGAGGACCTACGGGGTCATGGCTCTCGACATCCTGGGAGTCAAGACACTGAACGTGGTGGCCGACACCATCAGGATGATCGAGAGGACTCGAGGCATCAAGATCGGGATCGAGGACATACCGTTCGACGATCCCAAAACCATCGAGGGATTCGTGGCAGGCGAGACTCTCGGGGTATTCCAGCTGAATGCTCCCGGCATCACCAGGATCGTGAGGAATGTGAAGCCAGACTGTTTCAGTGACGTGGTGAACCTTTGTGCGATCGACCGGCCAGGACCCCTCTCGATGGGGGCCCAGGTCTCATATGCCAAGCGCAAACACGGCCATGAGCCCATCGAGAAGCTCCACAAGACCATCGATCCCGTCATGGAAGATGCCCTCGGGATGCCGATCTTCAACGATCACATCATGATGATTGCGATGTATTTCGCTGGATTTACGCCGGTCGAAGCCGAAGAATTGAGGAAGGTCTCGAAGGCCAAGAAAGGCAAGGAAAGCATCGCTCCGTTCAAGGAGAAGTTCATCAGCCAGGCCGTCGAGCTTCATGGTGAAGAGGTCCAGGAAGCCGCCGAAACCATGTGGGAAAAGATCGAGCAGTTCGGAGCCTACAGTTTTCCAAAGGCTCATGCCAGTGGATACGGCCTTGTCGCCTGGGCCACCATGTATCTCAAGACGAACTTCCCGGAAGAATTCTTCTGCAACCTGTTGAACTTCTCGGATCATGACAAGTACTCCGAAGTCAGGCTCGTCGCCAAGCGTGAGTACGGGGTCCGATTCGTCATGCCTGATGTGAACCGATCCAAGAAAAACTTCATCATCGACGACGGCAAGATCGTGTGGTCATTGTCTGGCATCAAGGGCCTGGGCCCAACAGCCCTGACGAACCTGATCAAGGGCCAGCCCTACAGTTCATTCGACGATTTCTACAAGCGGTCTGACAAGCGGCAGCTGAACAAATCCAGGATGGAGGCCGTGATCCTGTCGGGGTGCCTCCGGCAGTTCGGGGAGCCCCTCGATCTCATCAAACGCATGTATGAGCTAAGAAACGCCGAAGGAAAGAAGGGCAGCTACGACCCCCGGTACGATGAATTCCAGGAGACCGACTGGCAGAGAAGTAAAACAGACCATCTCGGTTTTCAAACAATCAGCTATTTTGACACATATGGCAAATCATCGCTTGACATGACCCGTGTTGGTGAGATAACATGTTGTGCATCAGGTAGCGAAGTGATTGCGGTTGGGCAAATCTCAAACCTCAGAACCCTACAGAGCAAGCGGGGACCATACCTCAAAGGAAAACTTTCCGATGTCGACGGTTCGATCGACGTAAACATTTGGAACGAAGAATACGAGAAACTCCAGAGAAGGAAACGAGTACCGAACGATGGGGACATCATACTGGTTGTCGGTACATACAAGGAATGGCGGGACCTCAAGTCAATCCACGTAAACAGGATCAAGAAACTCTAGTAGGAGCCGAAGATGGAGTACGAAGACCTCCGGGACAGGAAGGTCGATCCGGCTAAGAAGCCATCACTCCCACCAGGATTCACCTTCGACCCAGAAAACAAGCGATTCATCACGTGTCAGAATCCTCATGACGAGCATCCCAATCGGAAGCCACGATTCGAGATCATCGAGTATCGTGGGTGCTTGCCCGTGTTTGAATCGAAGGTGGCGGGGACCACGTTGGAAGGCAGGCCCTTTGTGTTTCAAGAACTCAAGGGCAAGTCCACCAAAATGAAGGCTGACGTGATGGTTTGCCTCAAGCGAGACAAAGCCAACCCCTTTGATTCCAACGCCATCAAAGTCTTTGGATACGTCCAGGACAATGACGGTAACGAGATAATGGCCCCCAAGATGATCGGGTTCCTCCCCAAGGAGGTTGCGGCATTCGTTCGCTATGTGGCTCACTACAGGATCGGCTACAGAGTCAAGATGGACCGTTTTTCTGCTCACAAAGCCTTTCCGAGCATGACGCTGATCCTGACTCCATTTCCGGTCGACGATACTTCCTCGCATCTCATGAGGGACATGTCCGAAGAGGTTGTGGCGGCACCGGCGGTCAAGAAGGTCGTGAGCGGCAAGACCGTGGAAGAATTCAGGGAAGCCCTGATAAAACAGATGAGGAGGAAGTGATGCCCATCTACGAGTTCAGGTGTGAAAACTGCGGCAAGGTCAACGAGATCTACTCCAGGGTCAGCGGAAAACAACAGGAGGTTTGTCGGGTTTGTGGCGGGTTAGCCCGGAAAATAATCTCGGCCCCTGGGGCCGTCCGGGCCGGAGACGGTAAGCTGACCGGCATCGACGACACTGATGACTTGACGATCGGCAAGCTCGTGGCTAACCGTGGTATCCCGGCTGAACACAAACGTGAATGGAACAAGCGGCAGGCCAGGATCAAGCGTGTCGCTGAGTACGAACGGGGACTTCGTGAACGAAGCAAACGGTATGGATTCACCCCCGAAGAAGGGGATGCGTGAGTGCCGACGTACAAGCTCTTGACGAATCTGAATCATGAACATGCTCCTGGTGAAATGTTCAATCACCTTGTCTACGTGTGGAAGTTGCTCAGGACCAATGCCGGAAGTGTCAGGATGAGTTCAGAGACAGCCTTTGACAAAAGCGAAGCAAAAGTTAGGGTATACTTCACTGATCATACTGGAGCCAAGATCGTGCTTGGCAACAGATCCATCACACGTCTCGAGATGGTTCAGAAACGACCATACAGGTCAGAAGATTTCCTTTTCGAGATGTTTCATGGAATAGCTTCCAGAATTGAAAAAGTCCCGTACATAGGATTTACCACGAGCAAGAAGACCGACTACAATTTCTTCACGGTTGCCATGGAACATGACCATACTCTCAAACGAATCTTCGATGTTGCCAAGAACCAATCTCTTCCCATATATGGTGCGGCACTCAAATCATTCGTGACTTCAGAGGCGATCAAAGGGGGCCAGCTTGTCGTGCTTGATGAATGCGGATCCGTAAGACCGGCAGAGCCTGGTGATGAAACAGCAAGGTATGTCGGGATCGCCACCGAAACGGTTCCGAAGGGCGGATTCGTCATGATCCAGTTTGGTGGCGGGGGCGATGCCATGTTTGCACCAGACAGCAACGTAGAAGGAATTCGAGTAAGGACTGGTCCGAAGGTCGAGATAATCGAGAAGAAGAGAAAGAAGGCAATCACCATCACATCACTTGAAGACATCAGAGAAAAACTAAGGAGGAGCTAGGATGGAAAGAAAGATTCACAACACCAACGTCGAGATAAAAAGGAAGCATTTCGAGACGTTCGCCAAACTCATCAGCAATCAATTCGAGCATGGCGGAGACAAGTACAAACAAGAAGGCGACGGGACCAAGGAACAGACAGATGTCATCTGCGAATTCGTGCCTGGATCCACCGGGGTCGACTGGATCCTCGGGACCATGCAGAAGTATCTTGGCCGGTTCAAGAACTTCCAGCGTGAAAAGGATCTGCTCAAGATTGCCACCTACTGTTACATCACGTGGCTCAAGATGGGATTCCACCTCAACAAAGAGCACGATGAAGATACCGGGAGGAGAGGATGAACTCTCTGCGGGACTTCCTGACGTTTGAATTCGAGCGTGGCGGCGAGACCTACGTGATCGACATGGACGAGGCGATGGATCTGACCGACACGTACAACGCTCTGAACACGATGGCCTCCAAGATCGACCTCCTGGAACAGGTGGCGGCTTCACTCGAGTTTGAACTCGATGAGGCCCAATCGGACCTTGAAGTCTTTGTGGCAGAACAGGATGAAGAAATCAGGAAGATCATCGGCAAGGGAGAAGAAAAGATCACGAAGGCCATCCAGCGGCTCCCAGGATGGCGGAAAAAGGCCAAGATCATCAACATGAAGAAAAGAGACTTAGCAATCGCCAGGGGCCATCTCGGGGCTCTCAAACGAGCCTCCTATCTTCTTGAGGTCAAGAGGAATGATATCAGGAAATATCCAGAATTGGGAGAAGACACGGAGTACATGGCAAAAAAGAGTTTCCCAATCAAAAGGAAGTCCAACCGTACACCCGTTCTTGAGGAGGACGAAACATGAGCACAGATGTTGAAAAACTCAAAGGCATGATTGAGGAAGAGAAGAAAGACGACGAAGAAAGGAAGAAACGCCAGGAGCGAGGCGACATCGGGTTCTACAGGCCCGAGGTCGGCAGGAACTGCCTCTACTTGTGTCCGGCCCATGAGAACATGGAAGGGATCCCGTACGTCAAGAGGGGCAAGCACCGGAACTGCGGTCCTGAAGGCAAGACTGACTTCATGTGCCGCCGGTCCACCGGCAAGGAACCGATCAATGACTGCCCTCAGTGCGTCGAGATCAAGGAATTGTATGGGACCGGCAAAGAGCGTGACAAGAAGAAGGCTTCGAGGATGCGCCGAGGTCAGCGGTTCTACTGGAACGTTATCAACATGAAGCCCCTGCTGGAGCTTGGCGACGACGAGAAGGTCACGATCCCGGATTGCTTCCTCGACTATCCTGACGAGGAAGACACGAAGACCCGCAAGGCCAGAGGATGCAAGCGGTGTGATTACATCGATTCCTGCGAGGAAGGGATCATTGTTTTCTCGTTCGGCCCCAAGATCAAGGAACAACTCTTCGATGAGGACAATCTCGAGAAATTCCTCAATAAGGGCATCGACGTGACCAACCCGAAAGGGTTCTACCCCCTCCAATTCAAGCGGAAGGGCGAGGAAGTCCTGAACACCGACTACACTGGAGTCAAATTCGGTGAGAAGGTCAAGTTCCCTGATGAGGTAGCGGCCAGGATCAGCGAAGGACTGATCGATCTGAGTCAATTGAGCATCCCGAAGAGCGTGGATGAAGTCAAGAAGCTCATGACGGGTGTCCCGACCGAGGATGCCGAGGGAGAGAACGGGGACGAAGACAAGCCCAAGTGCTTCGGCAAGTACGATGACGATGAAGAGAAATGCCTGAAGTGCGACTATTCGGATGTCTGCGAGGTCGAGACAGAAGGGAAGGGATCATCAGACGATGAAGATGAAGCCCCGCCCAAGAGATCGGCAGCAAAACAGGAGGATGACGAAGAAGACGAGAAACCTCCCAAGAGGAGTGCTGTGAAGGATGAGGATGACGATGACGATCCTCCGCCCAAGAAAAAAGCAAAAGATGACGACGACGATGATGACCCTCCTTCCAAGAGATCAGCCTCCAAAGATAACGATGATCTCGAGGCAACCCTCAGGCGTATGGCGAAGGAAGGCAAGCCCAAGGACGAAGACGAGGACGAATGATGAATTCGAAGGAAATGAGAGACAGGCTTGAGACCGGCCTGTCCAAGA